GGTCGCCGGCAACATGAAACCTTGAGCCAGTGTAGTCAGAATCGGATCTACACCAGCATAGGTTTGCTGGAGGTTCATCATGGGAGGGAGTCTCCGAAATTAATTTTTGTCTTCAAATGGTTGCAACCAGGGCTGGGACTTACACCGAAGATGCCCAGCCAAAGGTTAGCCAGATTATAAATCAGGCGAATGAAACCAGAACCAGACGGCGACCGCCGATGGTTACGTTCTCGCGGATCAGGGGCTGAGTGCCATCCAGGCTCACAGGGGTGCCAGCCGCAGTGGCTTGACCCAGTCCGTTAACCTGCAGTTGGCTGTTCAGGCCGATGGCGGCCGAAGCGGGATCCACTTCAACCAGCAGAAGACCGGAAGTAGCCACGGTCAGCTGGCGGGCGGTGTAGGGTTGAGCCAGGGCGGTAGGCATATAGGCCTGGTTGATACCGCAGATGTTCGTAGGCTGAACGGTGAAGTATACGCCGGGAGCGGCATAGTTAGGGCCAGCCCAAGTGGCATAGCTCACAGCACGAAGTTCGCCAACTTCAACGACACCGATGGTGCCTGCTTGATCGTTGGTAGGGGCTTCCCAGGTTTCTGCGTAGCGGATGTACTGTTTTCCGTAAACGGGAGCAGCGTTTGTAGCCATGTCTTTGTCCTCAGATAGTAAGACTTCAATGTGTTTGTTTGCTCTAGGACTTGTTTATCACCTAGTTGCAGTAACCAGTTTTACCCTTAGCGGTATTCGATGTAACAACGGCAGCGGTCATAACAACGGCAACCTTTGCCAGGCATAGGCAGCTCGCCAATAGGTGCCCAACCTTGTTCACCGTAGTTTTTACAGTCTACGCACACTTTTTTATCTTGTTTAGCCACTCTCCGCATGTCCTTATAGCCCATTTCTTGGGCCACCATGTACTCACCGAGGTTGTAAAACGAGAAAGTTGGAGTTGCTAAGTAACGAGAAACTCGTTCCGCAAGGGAAGGCCAGGTTCGGCCTTGTGCTCTCTGCTGTGTGGCTTCCTGGATTCCTTCCTCTTCGGGATTGATTCCTTCGAGTGCATCAGCATCAAGATCGATTGCTCCGGGAATCGCACCGAGCAGATTGTAGTCAGCGAAGTCTACCGTCTGATCCCCTAGGCGCAACACACCAGAGTCAATGTATTCTTTAGTCTCTGCTAAAAACTTTGTAAGAGGCGGAAGCATGTCACCAATAATGATCGGCCAACACTTTTCCAACTTCTGATCCGATTGTTTGTCTTTTAAGCCGAGGATGCAGGCGGCAAGTGCGGAGGTGAGAGTTTTGTCGAGCATTGTTCGCTCATACTCTTCCCACCTCATTAACTTGTCCCTCAATCCTTTCACCAAGCCCAGAGACTCTGCCTTCATCCGTTCTTCCAGATTCGGCTGCTCTTTGTATTTTCGAGCGAGAGTTTGGGCTTGAGAGAAGTAATCAGACCTTCTCTTTGTGGCCATAGAAACCAGGCTAAGAAGGTCCATCACTCACCTCACGAAAACATCGTCTTCTTCAGGGCTTCGACGTAATCCATCTTGCCTTCGGACTCTTCCACCATGCGGAGCGCCTTGGCATGAGGGTCAAGGTCAGATTCCTCAGCGTACTGGAAAGTACCACCAGCAACTTCACCGAAAGAAACCATCGGGGGCAGCTTGCTCAGCAGGCTCAGGAGCTTGGTGGCGGCAGTTTCGCCCTCAGAGAACTCCAGAGTGCCGAACTCAAGACCCTCGCAGTAGCTGATCAGCTCTTGCTCAGGCATGATGCCGTCAGTCAGACGACCTTCGGTGTACATATGACCGATAGCTTCGGCCATTTGCATCTTACGGAAGTTCATCTTCTCCATACGATTGCGGTTCTCCAGCTCAGCGTATTTCTGCTTGAGGGACATCAGTTCCTCGTACATTTGCTGAGTGCCCATGGGGCGAGCTTGGCTCATAGAGCCCATGCCACCATATTCCATGCCGCAATGGTCAACGGACAGCTCGTTGTATTCCTCTTCACCCTCATCAACACCATCGTCGCCTTCACCTTCTTCATAGGTGGAGCCGAAACCGGTCTTGGTGTAAGGGTCTTTCTTCTCGCCGTGCTCCTCGGCGTAGACACCACCGGACTTCTTGCTGACTTCAGCAGGATCCTTAATGGTGTCCATAGCCCCAGGGGTCAGTTGCTTAGCCTTGGACTTCTTGCCATCGCCGATGTTTTCGCGGAGGGATTCCAGAGAAGCTTCCTTGAACACGCCTGAGGGGCCTGTTACTTGGTTCTCCTCGTCGACGCTGTCCATAGCGCCAGGAGTCAGTTGCTTGGATTTGGCCTTGGGCTCACCTTTATAAGATTCAGCGTAGGCACCGTCGGGGCCAACGATTTGTCCAGGCTCATCGGTGGTGTCCATAGCGCCGGGAGTCAGTTGCTTGGACTTGGACTTGGTGCCATCGCCGATTTCCTTACGCAGACCTTCCAGATCTTCGTAATCGTTGTCGTCGTCCGTCTCGTACTCAGCGTGCTCAACGGTTTTGCTAGCGGTCATACCCTTGCGAGCGGTTGTTACACCGTCTTCGCCGGTCATTTCGTCAGCTTGAGGCTCGGCATACAGCAGGTCGTGAGACTTGACGGACTTGGCACGAGCGTCGGAAGATTTCTGACGCAGAACACGCATGTTCTTATCGCTCATGACGTTGGTTGTCTGAACGGCGAAGACTTCGTCGTCAGGCATCTCTTCCGATTCGGTGGGCATCTTCGTTTCGGTCTCGTCACGACCGTAGGGATCGGTTCCCTTGGAAGTCTTAGGAGCGTTTACTCCGTAGCTCTTTGCGTCCACGTCGTACTGATCCATGTTGTTGACACGTTCGTAGTTGTCAGCTTGACCAGCCCAGCGCTCTTCGCCATCGGAAGCCATTTCCGATTCTTTGGCGGTGCGCATGCGGTCTTCATCTTGCTCACCGTTCTCGGCGGTGTGCATACGATCAGTGTCCTGCTCGCTGCTCTTGGCGGTCTTGAAGCGGCCAGTTTTGGAGTCAGCACCAGCCTTACCGGTCTTCATGCGATCAACGTAACCGTTGTCAGCAGAACGAGCGGTTTCGTAACGGCCGTTTTCATCTTCGGCATGATCGGCGGAATCGCCTTCATCTTCAGAGTGCTTGGCATCCATTTCGGCGCCTTTGCCTTTTTTCTTCTCGATTTGCTTTTTGAAAGCCTCGGGAAGTTCGCCGTGAGCTTCGTCATAGACGTTTTCTACGACTTGCATAACTTGGCCGTGGGCACCTTTGACGTGCTTCCGGCTGATTTTTCCTTGGTCCATAAATTCCTCTTCCGGAAATTGATCTTCGAGGTCAGCCGTCTGCTGAGTGATTTCAGTTCCTTCGCGACCCACGTTTTTGCTGGTTTCTTTGAATTGTGGAGCATCTGGATTAGACATCTGAGCCGTCTCCGGTTGTTGTGTAACCGATGAAGACGCAGCCTCTTCCAGTTGCTCGGTGGGTTGTGTTTGTTGGTTACTTTGCAGTTCCTTCACCGCACTCGACACATCCTGACGGACTTCATCGAGTTTCTCCCGAAGCATTTCGAGAGGACTCTTCTCGACGATCAACGTCGGCCCGAGTTCGTCATCGAAAATGTCCGAGGGAGCGAGAGCTACGGCAAAGTCATAGACTCCCTCCGCCTCCGAAAAGGAGAAGGGTTCTAATCCTTTCACTGCCGGAGGGGATGCCCCCAGCAATGCAAGGTGGCGAGCACTCCACTTTCCTTTATGGGGATTGATAGCAGAATCAGGTGAGTAGAAAGAGATTGATACCTTGCGGTAATGACCATCCTTCACCAGATCCTTTGCTGTGTCGGTAAAGGCCACATCGGCGTACAGATTGCCCCCCTGCTTGGCGAATCCTTTGATCCAACCATAGGCGGGAAGGCTATCATTGTCACCGGCATGGCCGATTACCAGGGGTGCTTCGTGGGTAGATGGATCATATGTTTCCACTACCTGCTGCAAGTCCTTGTCAGAGAAGTTTCTCTGAACACCTTGAGCAGAAGTCTGATCACCTGCCTTGAAAACGTGAATCCTTTTTGTAAACACCGTGTTTATTAGTGACCCATTGTTCAGTTTTTACCCTACTTGCTATCCATCTCTACTGCCTCGTCTTCGGAGATTTTTTGGTTACCGAATGGTTTTTGAGGCTCTTCATCTGTGCCCAGGGATTCCAGTAATTGCTCAATCTCCTCGTCACTCATCCACTGGCTATTCCCAAGTTCCTCCTTGGGGCTGGGTTGCCCAATGGCGTCAGACTGAGACTCTTCCGGAGTAGCTCCAGAAGGAGTTTCCATAACGTCGGAGGCGGCCTGTAGATCTTGAGCAGCAGCTTGTTCTTGACCTGCGGAGGGTTGACCCTCGGCTCCCCCTCCAAAAATGTTTCCAAATAGATTTTGATCTTCTTTCGGGTCATACTGGGTGGCCTCCCCCTCTTCCTCTCCCCCCGCTTGCTTTTCTTCAAGTTCAACACGGAAGTGACGCTCAATCCACGCTTTGCGTGGGGTGTAACCAGACTGAATAAGAAGGGAAACATCCGGCATAGTGAGGGGCGATTCCTCAATGCGAAACTCACGGGTGAGGACGGGGGCGGCAACATCGACACCAAAGTTCAGGTCAACAATCCAGCGAACTAGAGTTTGTGTCAGAGTTTGTGATAGCATCTCTGAGATTTCGCTCGCACGAACAACCCGGATAGTGTTAGCCACTTGGGATGAGGCACGAGATCCTGCTTCTGCTTGTCCCGCTTCGTCCTCTCCGCAAATGACGAGGGAAATTTCTTTGTCGATGTAGTCGATAAGATTCTTAAAAACTTCGGGAGACCCTGAAGGAACAACGAACTCCAGCTCGTAGCCCTCCGGCAGGATCATTGCAGTTTCTTGAGATAGGTTGGAAAGATGGCCATAGAGCGTATCCAACTCTCGAGTGCTCGCTGAGAGCGGGGCTTTTGCAACAGCTGTCGGCGTCGCGTAACGGTCGCCGTAGAGCACGTAAGACTCGATGGCACGGCGCCGAAACTTGACAAGAGGATAAAGAATACGGCCGAGAGCAGAGCCATATGGGTCGCCATTATGCGAAACATAGTACCTTGAGACAATAAATTTTCTTTGCGGCAACTCCACACCCTCGAACATCCGGTTGAAGGTCAAGCAACGCATTGTGAAGCCGGTTTGGGCATCTTGTTCCTCTTGAAACACAAACCGTCGTTGATCACGCATGCGGACATCAAACGGGATTACCCCCCGCTTGGTCTTCTTCCACATTATCTCACCAACGGAGAATCCGGAAATGAGGGACTCGGCCATGCCGATGTAGATGTCGTCAAGGGGCATCTCCTCCAAGACTTCCGCCACAAAGTCCCGAACGGCGAGGTCACCGGGTTTGTCGGAGTATTGTTGGATATACCAGGGTCTGGAGGTTACTTCTTGCAGTAGTTTTCGGAAGCAGGATTGCACTTGCTCGTCGTATAGGAGCCGCTGATAGACAACAAGCGCACGGTTTCCGCCTTTTTGCAAAAGCAAATCATCGTTCGGACGCACGATAGAATTGCCCGTTCCCGTGAAAGGGGA